ACATGGGAAGATGAAAAAACTCTTTGGAAAGCATCTGGATTTGATTGAAGCGAATCAAGCCATTGCGGTTTTGGAAAAAGACCTAGAAGCCGCAAGCTCTGAACGTGACCAATTAAAGACCGATATTGAGACGCTGAAGGAATTCAACGCAAAAGAAATTGAAGACCTGAAGGCAACGCATGAAACCGCACTCAATACGGCCAATTCCCAAATTAATGACCTGACTCAAAAGGTCAAAGACCTCGAAGAAAAGCAAGTGAGCGCAGCACAGAAGGCCGCTGATATTGTAGCCAAGCAAGGCGTTGAGCAACCAGTTGAGGAACCCGCACAGACCGAAGCCTCCGACGATAAAAACATCGACGAGCTTTGGGCTGAATACAACGCGATGACAGACCACAAGGAACGTCGAGCGTTTTACTCCGCACACATCAAACCTCGACTCTAATAAAAAATGGCTAATACACTCAACGGTATCAATCTCGCGCAGATAGCGCAAAACACACTCGATTATCTTGGATACGAGTTCCACATGCTCAACGCTTTTGTTCGTGATTTTTCGATGGACATCAAAGACAAGGGCGAATCTGTTACGACTCGCGTTCCGTCGAGCATGACGGCTGGGGATTTGTCCAGCGGCTACACCGCAGCAGACGTAACCAGCACGGCGAAGACAATCACTCTAAGCAATTTCAAAGGACCTGTTTTCCAATTCACCGACCTTGAAGTTTCCAAGGCCGGGGATTTGAGTTGGTTGGAGCAAATCTTCATGGCCCCTGCCGTGGAGTCCATCCGTAACGTTGTTATGGATGACCTCCTGGCGTTGGTCGTTGCTGCAACCTTTAACAGCCCAACAGCCGAAACCATCACCGCTGCCAACTTTGACGCGGACGAAATCGCAGACCTTGCCGCCGATTTAAGCGCGGTGAAAGTGCCGAAAAATGAGCGTGGTATTATTCTGCCACCTTCATACTTTGCGAGCATTCAAAAGGATGCCATCGTCCAAGATGCTAGCTCGTATGGCTCACCGGACGCGATCCGAGAGCATAAGGTGCAACGTGTTCATGGATTCACGCTCTACGAATACAGCGACATTCCAACCAACTCCGAAAACCTGGCGGCGATTGCCTTGCATCCGTCTTCGCTGCTCCTGGCAGCACGTCAGCCAGCGACACCGGAAGACCCTGGCTTGTTGGTCGAAAACGTGGAAGACCCTGTGACGGGATTACCGCTTCAATTCCGCGCTTGGTATGATGCTAACAACGGTGTTTACAAGTTTTCGATTGGCGTGCTTTACGGTGTTGCTGCTGGTAACACCACTGCCCTGAAACGAATCACCAGCGCATAGTATGGCTAACACGACTGGAGGAATATTTCTTGCGGCTATTGCCGAGCAGACGCTTGATTATTTGGGGCGTGAGTTTTACGCGCTCTCATCCTTCACTCGTAATTTCTCAACGGACATCGCCCAAAAAGGCGAGTCCGTCAAAACTCGCGTTCCGTCTGCTATAACCGCTGGAGACTTATCCGGGGGTTATACGGCGGCAGACGTGACAAGCACGGCAAAAACAATTTCACTTAGCAACTTCAAGGGGCCGGTTTATGCGTTTACCGATTTAGAGGTTTCTAAAGCCGGTGATGCTCGCTGGTTGGAACGCTTATTTGTAAAGCCAGCGGTCGAGGCGACCGTCAAGGCGGTCATGGATGACCTCTTGGCGTTGGTGACTAATGCAAATTTCAGCGCAAGCTCTACTATCACCGCTGCCAATTTTGACAGCGACGATTTAGCAGACCTCAGCGCGGACTTAACAACCTCCAAGGTTCCAAAATCTTTAAGGAGTGCACTCATCTCCGAGACTTACAACGCGAGTCTGCAAAAAGATGCCGCGATTCAAGATGCTAGTTCATATGGTTCACCGGACGCGATCCGGGAGCACTCAGCGGGATTGGTTCACGGGTTTGGTGTTGTCGAATATACAGCCATTCCAACCAATTCTGAAAACCTGGCCGGGTTTGTTTGCCATCCATCAGCCCTTTTGATTGCAGCGCGGCAGGTGGCAGACCCCAACAACCCATTGGTTAAAACCTTAAACACGGTTGAGCCTGTGACGGGATTACCATTGCAGTTCCGTTACTGGTATGACCGCAACAACGGTAAATACATGGTCAGCATTGGCCTTTTGTATGGGGTCGCAGTCGGAAACAGCGCAGCACTTAAACGCATTTTATCAGCTTAAAAAAAATGGTTATCAAACCCTCATTATTGATTGGCATCACCCTAAAAGGTGAGCCCGAAGTCATAAAGATAAGCTTAGAAGCGGAAGAAATCCGACAAGCTTATCTGAAGGAAAAGGAAACCCCGTCCGGTAAATACCAGGCCGTTTACGCATACCGTAAGCCGCCATACTGGAAACGGGTTGACCTATCACAAAGGATTGCCAGTTCCGAGACAGCCACCGCGAAGACAAAGGCAAAAAAAGCCAAAGGTTAATCTTTGGGTTCCCTTGGTTGCGTTTGCCCGGTCTGTCTCCATGACGGGCCGGGTTTTTTGAATGTATGGCCAACAATAAACTAACTCAGACCAACAGCCGGTTTCTGTATGAGACGGCGACCGCTGCC